GGCCACCGCCGCAGCGTTACCGGCGCGCTGGCCGCGTTCGGGTCCATGACGTCGGACTGGCCGTCCGGCGGCACAGGCTCCGGGTAGCACCCAACGAGACGCTTCGCGCTGGCGCGAAGATCCTGTAGCTGGTACGAGGCAAGGGGCAGGGGGAGGTTTTTGGTTTGTGCAGCCACTACGCCGCCTCCAAGAACCCCGCGCCCTTGCGCAAGTTATCCGAAGCCGGGATGACCCGCAGGTTGTGCTCCACGTGAATACCGGAAACGTGCTCTCCGTTCAGTGGCACAATGTGATCTACGTGATGCGGCACGTACAGCTTACTGAACGCGGCCGCGAGCCGGTAGAAGGCTCGGATCTTTTCGTGGTCGGCCCAGGCCGGAGTGCGCTGCCTCTGGTCGGCGATGCGTTTCATGCGCTCGGCGGCGCGCGCGGCTTGGGCGTGCGGAAGTTTGCGGCGCGCGTTCTCTGCCGCGCGCTTCTGCGCCCGACGCTTCTCGGTGCCGCGGCGTTTCGCGTCCGCGGTACGATCATACTCCGGGTGCGCGCGACGACGCGCGTACCCGCACTCGACGCAGTCGCCGTTCGATTTCCATCTGGTTCCGTCGTGCCCCCGCTTGCAGGGTTTTCCAGAAAACTTCAATGAAATCAATATCATAGCCAGTTCGGCCCACCCCAGGGCCCTCCCTGGGGGCGCGACAGCTCACCAAGGTCAGCCTCCGTGCGACGGAGATAGCGCTTGTCGAGCCGCGTGAAGGCGGCCTCGACCTGAGCGCCGAGGGAGGACTTGTCGGCCGGGCTCGTCGGCGGATCGACGGTCTTCCCGTAATGCGGAGCGATCCACGCCGCGAGCGCGAGCTTGATGTCGGCAACGTCCGAGTCCTGCAGGGGCGCGGGCGTGGTGAGGTTCGCGGTGGTCTGTGGGTACCAGCCGATGTCCCGCCAGCCGTCCATCATCTGCGTGAGCATGTTGTCGTTCAGGATCGTAAGTCCCTGGGCGCTTTGCGTCGCGGACGGCTGGTGTCCTTCGGCGACGAGCCCGAGCTTGATGAACGGCTCAGTGATGATCTGCTGGTTGGTCTGACTGGTAGGTGCCACTAGCGTTCCTCTATGGATTTCATCCATTCGCGGTCGGATATCATCCCCGCGAGATAAATTAGGTGATGGTTTACTCTGAACACCATCAAAGTCACGCCATTAAAACGCTGGCGTTCACGCAATGCGCTCTCCGGGTGAGGGCGGGAGCGCTTTTTATCCCACAGAAGAAATGACGCGCCAATCGGTAGAGGTCATTTTCTTCAAAACTCTTACGCCGCCCGGACCAACATTACCGCCTACCCCTGTAGCATTTGCGACCGTATCGCCGGATGCGGGGTAGAAAGAGATAGTCTGGGGGTTAGTGTAATCGCCGAGCAGTTCAAGTTCATTGCCGGGCGCCACCCAGGCTGGTAACACGACGGCAGCGAGGCCCGGCGCCGCGTTAGGGCCATAAACAAGCGTTACGATTGCTATATCTGAGGCTTGAACAACTGATGGAGCGCCCGCGGGAGGATTTCCTGCGGTGTTGGTGTTGGTTACTAAAGTCGCGAACGTGGTTTGGTTTAAGATGCTCAATTTTCTATCCTTTAGGTACAAGAAAAGTGGGGCGGCCGATTAAGGCCGCCCCTAAGTCAAAGTTTCCTCTTACTGTACACGCACCCAAGTACGCGGGTTGACCGCGGCACCCGAGGCCGGCTGGAAGCCGTTCAACGAGTACTTGTACTTGACGGTGTTGCTCGCGCTGCCGCCGTTTACGGTAGCGACAGGCACAATAGAGGTTACAATGCCGAGGCCGCCAACCGCAATCGCGTCACCCGTGTTCGGGTTCACCGTGAGGGTCACGGTGCTGGCAACCAAGCCGACGTTGCTGATTTCAGCGCAACAGCCATCGACCGGGTTCAGCGGGAGGTTCACCACGACGCCAGTTACGGCGGCCGCGGGGAACAGAACCAACTGACCCGTCTGCATGGTGTACGTTGCACCGGTAACCACGCCAGTCGCACCGGCGTAGAAGTCAAACGGGACGCCAACGACGTCGCCGTGACCGTATCCAACCTGAATGTTAGCCATATGTTTTCTCCTATGGTTTCAGATTAGGACGCCGACGCGACTTCGATGTTCCGCACGGCCAGCTCAGGATAAGCTAGCACCGCGCCGACAATCGAGTCGAGACGAGCCGGGAGCACGTCGTTAGACGGATCCCACTGCTGCGCGAAGCGCATGTTGTAACCCTCGAACGCCTCTGCCGCCGTCATCTTGACGAGGGGCGACAGGTCGAGCATCGGAGGATTCGCGAACACGATGGCATCGCGATACCAGCCCAGGGACTGCTTGATCAGAGCGCCGCTGATGCTGGCGAGAGGGCTGGAGGCCGCCGCGCCAGAAACACCGAAGATCTGAATCAAGGCGCCGTTAGCCGGCACGTTGTCCACGTTCTGGTATGCGCCGCCGGTGATGATGCCGGGGGCGATTGACAGAGTGGTAGGACCAGCAGCGGTGGTCGAGGTGACCACGAACTGCTTCGGCCGACCCAGGGACGCCTTCGTCTCAGGATCAACCTCGTTGACGCCCGCGATGCTGATCACGTCGCCCGCGTTCACCACGTCGCCGCCGGCGAAGCCGGTGACGGTCAGGGAGAACGTGGAAACGAACGCGTTACCAGCGCCGGGGTTAGACTGACCCGCGCCGTTGACGGACGGGTTAGAGGTCGCAGCGAAAGTTCCGATGACGTGCGTCGGGAGCTTCGTGTTACGGAAGCAGACGTAGCCAGCGGCCTTATCGGAGATTACGCCTTCCAACCACTGGTCGGAAATCGTGCTCTCAGGCTGGAACAGACCCTTGTTGTCCTTCACGAAGTACCGTGAAGTTTGCGGGGTCGCAGTGAACGTACGCCGATCATCTTCCGGCGCCAGCGCTTCCGTCAGGTACTGCTCATTCTGCAGCAGCTGGTCGTAAGTAGCTGTGGTAGAAAACGCGCCCGTGAACTTCGGCACGTTGTTGACCTGACCGGCGGTGAAGTTTTCCACGCCAGCGGCCAAACGAGCCATGGCAGGTTCGAGAACCTGCTCTTCGAAGTTGTTCAGGAGCATCGCGCGCTCGACCGACGTGAAGTTGATGTCAACTCCGAGCTGCTGGTTGACCAGCAACGTCGCGAAACGCTGGACGCTGTTCTGCGCGTTCATCTGAGGTCCGGTACGCAGAGTGTACTGGAACGGCAGACGAATAGAGAGCTGCTGGCCAAGGATGACCCCGTTGATCGGGCCCGGCAGTAAGCTCTGGTAGTCGCGGTTGGTACGACCTGTGAAGTTGCTCTTGGCGTGGAGTAGTACCAGCGCCTTACGAGCGACCCACTGGGCCGTGATGAGTGAATTAGCCATTTAACCCTTCCGAGTTGTTATTTCAGCCCGCGCTGCTTTCGATTCGCGACGCGGTCTGCTTGTCGTCCCGACCTGTGCTGTCGCACGAAGTCGTCCATCGATATGTTAGGATCGAGGACGTCGCGCGAAGCCGGTCGCCCTGCGGCCGGTGTCGGCCGAGGCGGGGGCGGGGCGTTGGTGATGGACTTCCTGGCGGGCTGCGCGCCCGTCTGCCGAGTCGTCTGACCATTCCGAGGTACGGGATTGGCGCCGTTGGTCCCAGCTGCTTTCTTCGCGGCCTTGATCCCCGCTACAATTTCGCCGATCTCCATCAACTGCTCATCGGGTGACATCTTCGCGACGCGGACAGCGTACGGGACGTCGTTTCCGAAGTGCATCAGGATCTCAGCGGTGTAGGGGGACTTGGCAACACGAAGTCCAGCAACCGCCGCCAGCTGGTTAGCTTTAAGCGTCTGGTTGTTGGTCACGATTTCCTCGAACTCCGGGTGCTCCTGTTTGTACGCCTCAACCTTCGCGTGCACTTCCGTGACGAGCTGTTGGGCCTGAGTAGCACCGGTCATTTCTTGGAACATCGCGCGCGCTTCCGCGCGAGCGTTTGCTTTCGACCACTTCGCCATCTTCTCGCGATACTTGTCGTTGTCGAACTGCACGTCCTCGTCGCTCATGTCAGGCATGGGACCAAGGGCTTCGTTCTCAACGCGAGGAGCCGGTACAGCGGCCGCCGGGACTGCCCCGCCAAGCTGAGCGCGAAGGATCGCGTTCTGCTCTGCGAGGGTCTTGGCGGTCTCCTGCATCGACCGGGCAAATATCTTAGTACCTTCAAGATTGTCGTTCAGCTCGACAATGCGCTCACGGGCTGATCCTTTCGCGGGTGCCGGCTCGTCCCCACCCTCTGTGGGGGCGTCACCAGTCAGGTCCGCGTTCGGGTCAGCGTCATCGCCGTGACCGACGAGGTCGGTGGACGAGTCCGACGTTTCGTCCGAAGTCCCCTCACCCGAAACGGTCGGGTCGCCGAGAGAACCGTCCTCGTCAACGACAGGGGAGTCGTCGGCGGGGGCGGCCTGGGCCTGCGCGCGGGGCGCGCCGCCAGGAGTTGCATCTACGTTGCCGGAGGCGACTGCAGCGACTGCTGCGGCGTCAGCGGCTTTGGCGGGAGTGGCTCCGCGGAACGGAGACACCTTGTCAGAAATAACTTTAGCCGGCTGCTTCTCGTACGCAGCCAGGTCGTCGCGTGTAAAGGCCATGATCAATCTCCAAAGTACACGGCATGCGCTGCCGCGAGGCGGGTCTCACCAGACTGTAATCAGGCGGCCTTTTTGGCTGCCTTCGGTTTTGCCTTGGCCATCGCCTTCGCGGCGGCGACCTTAGCGTCATTCAGTTTGCCGGCGTGCGCCAGCTCCGCGTCGTGCTTCTCGGCCATACGCGTCATCTCGGCCCGATGGGCCTCGTGCTTGCGGGCCTCTTCACGGGCGTGCTTCTCTTGCAGGCGCTGCTCTTCCTTCGCGTGCTCGCTGAAGTCACGGCCCACGTCGGCCTCATGCTCCGAGCGGCCCTTCAGGACGCCGGCGATGTGCTCGCCGTGCTCGTGCGTGAGCCCCTGGCGGTGCGTGGCCTCGTTGTGCTGTAGCTCCTGCTGGTTCAGGTTACCCTGGTGCTGCAGTTCGAGCTGAGCGGACGCCTGCTCGCCCTGATCGGGGATACCGGCGTGGCCGAGTGCGTTGTCGTGGACCTCGCTCGCCAACTTCATGTTGCCGAGCTTCAGCTTCTCTTGCTCCGCCGGACTCGACTGGGCCTTCGACTGCGCGATGGTGGCGTCCGCGGTCATCTTGTCCGCCTTGCCCTTCATAATCTGCTGCTCCAGCTGCTGCATGGCCTGCTGGGCCTGCTGCGCTGGTGTCGGCTGCCCGGCGCCCTCCTGCTTCTCCTGGTCGGTCGGTTGGACGAGGCCCTGAGAGATGAGCGGCTTGCGCAGCCGGCGCACCATTTCCTGCGCGTCCGGGGTGTCGATGTTCTTCGCGATCAGGTCAGCGATGACCGCCGCGGACTCCGGCATCGCCTCGGCGAAGCCGATCAGAACGTCCAGCGCCTCTTGGCGCGCGGACTGGTAGCTGGAGCCGATGTTCACCTGGACGTCGTACGAGCCCTTGCTCAGGTCGTTGATCAGGTCCTCGGTGCCGTCCTGCGCGCCGTTGACGGTGACCATCTTCTCCACGCCGTCGTGGCCGATGATGCGCTCGACGCGCTCGGAGTCCATGACGGTCGGGATCATGTCGATGAACATCTCCCACGTCAGCTGCAGGGCTGACTGGTAGCCATCGACAAACTCGAAGCTGCCCAAGTCCGAGCGCTTGTTGTGCTGCACGAGCGCCTTGCCGGAGACGCGGTTCATCTCGTCCGCGTTGCCGACCGAGGCGTCGAACATGCCGATGGTGGCCTTGATGTCCTCAATCGACATCTGCGCGAGCGCGATGGCGCCCTGCGGCAGGTCGATGGGATCCATCCGGTGCGGCATGCCGTTCGAGCCTTCGGCCTTCGGGTCCGGGTTGTAGGGCAAGTACGGACGGGACTGGACGTTGGCTTGGTTCCACTCCGACTCGAAGCCCTTGATCATTGTCTGTGTCACGAGGTACGGGGCCTTCGGGATGAGAGCGCTTCGCTCGATCATGTCCGATGCGCGGCTGTTGTAGCTGCGCTGGGGGTCCTTCGCGTGACGGATGAGGCCCTGGAACTTCTTCCGGCCCTCGATGTTGATGTAGCGGCCGGGGCAGCGGACCACGGGGATGCGCTTCCAGTCGTAGTAGTACGGGCCTTCGAGGACGTTCGAGCCGTCCACCTTGCACCACATGACCTGCCACTTGATGGTCGGGCGGATCTTCTTGCGGCCGTCCTTGTACTTGGCGATGCGGACCACGCCGTGCTCGGCGGCGGTTATTCCGTGCTCCTCGAAGTGGGCCTCGTTGGCCCTCATCTCCGAGTCGTAGTCGCGGACCGTTCCGTCGGTCATCTGGCAGATCTTCTTCTCGCGCGGCACGCGCTCGAAGTACTCCGCTACGCGAACTTCCTTGTCGGTGAACCAGCCGTAGCTGTCGCGCGACATCGTGAAGCTGACGCCGTTCTCGTCCTTGTAGATCGCCTGGTACACCTCGTCAGAGATGCGTTCCGCGATGACGCAGCGGTTGGCGTCGCCGGCGCAGGCGTCCGCGCACTGCGGATCCCACACGACCGTCTGCGGGTTCGCGATGTTGATGAGGCGGATCACCTGATCGAAGGCGCCGTCGCCGTCGTCGGCCATGTACGTGGGCATGATGCGCCACGCGCCGAAGCCGCCGGCCACCGCGAACTTGTACTGCTCCTTGTAGATCTGGTCCGCGCGAGAGGCTTGCTCAATCGAGCGGCACAGGCCGCCGAAGATGTCGGCGACGGGCTCGCTGGCGCCGTCGCTGGCCGGGCGCACCTTGCCGTTCGGGCGCGTCTGGCGCATGTCGGCCACAACGATGTTCACCGGCCCGATGCACCGGTTGAACGTGTAGCAGGGCTTGCCGCGACGGTTCTGGAGGACGACCGGGTCCCACTGACCCATCGCCTCGCTGTTGTAGATGAAGTTCAGGTCTTCGGAGTGCATGCGGCGGTTCTCTTCCCACGCGCCCGCACCCTCATCGTAGAAGTTCCGAATGCGCGACATGAGCGCGCCTTCATCCTCAATCTCGAACCCTGGGTGATTGGGGAGGGGCCCGGTGTCGCCGGGCACCAAACTGATCAGGTCCCAATTGTCGGAAGCGTTCGAACTCATGCCGCGACCTCGAACCGATTATTTTTGCGTTGATTCTCTGAGCTGGGGATGATTCGCAAATTACTTCGTACATGCAAACCTGACACGTTCTTCCCCTTTAACGGCACGACGTGATCCACCTGCACGTCCGCCCCTGATGCGCGGAGAGAGGCGGCTATGTTATATAGCGCCAGAATACAAACGTTCTCACTCCATGCTGGCGTCGCGGTTTTTAATCCGGCGTATCGTTTCATGGCGTGAGCGGCGTACCGCCCTAAATTGGCACGCCTATATTCCGAACCGCGATTAGGGTTCTTGGCGCGCCAAGCGCGGGTGCGCTCGTTACACAACTCGCGATTAGCCGCCCGCTCCCGCGCCGCCTTTTGACGACGGCGCTCTTTCTCTTCCGGCGTATCTTTTACCCGAAGATAGTAGGCATGGATGCGGGCCGCGTCCGCGGCGCGACGTTCTATGTCGGACATTCGTCCAATATCGCCCGTACGCCGTCACCAATCGAGACGCCGCCGAAGGTGTTCGGCGGAACGTAGATGGGCTGCCCGCTGTCCTTCCACTCGTGGATCTCTTTGCCGTCCTTGGTCTTGCGGCCGGTGAGCTTCAGCTCCTGGTACCGTACGCGCATCTGGTTGCGGATCGCGGGGTTCTTGAAGTTGAACGGCGCGACCTTGCCCTTGCGCTCGACCACGAGGTTGCGCATGTTGGAGGTCACATGGATCGTGTACGTGCCCAGCTTCTCGTGCTTGCCGTCGGGGCCGACGCGGCGCATGTCCGTGTCCTGTGGCACTTCCTCGAAGGTCTTGCCGGTCGAGTCCTGGTACTTGTCGAAGCGCCAGTCGGTGCCGGACAACGGGAACCCGCTGCCGTCGCTGTTGGTGCGCTCGATCTTGTGCGCGGTCTGCTGACGGAGGCGCAGGCCCTCTTCATGTGTCAGGCGTAGTTGAATACTCAAGGTCTCACCCTCCGGTTGTAGTGCCGCGCAGCGCGCGGGCGATTAGAAATCGTTTCATCTGGTCCTCTTTGCCGGTCAATAGCTCAGGGAGTCCTACACGTTTGGACTCCCATCCGAAAACTTTCAGCCGGTTGTCGGTGTCCACGAACAGTATCTGTCCGCGGTACCTGAACTCGTAGTCGATAGCGGCCGGGCTCAGCCCCTCCGCCTCGGGCTCACCCTCTTTGTAAATAGGCTGCGGCACGTTGGATGCCGATGAGGCTGTCACCTAAATTCCCGATCCCCATATTGCAGCTGGCGCAAAGCCATCCCCGAAACGTTCCGAGAATATGATCGTGATCCAGATGTAGGGCGCCCCGCCCGTTTGGCGGTCGCCCACAACACTCGCAGAGTGCGGGTTCCGGGCGTGTCGGGGTCGGTAGTCTCTTCCGGGTGCGAGACCGGAGTTTGTAGTATCCGAGGATCTCGGCCGCGCGTCGCTTCTCGTACGCGCTGATCTTATCGCGATTTTTATCGCGCCATCTCTTCTGTGCCGCTAGCTGTAATTGTCGCTGCGCGGGCGTCAGCGGCTTCCTAGTACGCTTAGCCACTCCAAACGCCTCCATGGGTTGCTAGGTCGGGGGTCCAAGTAAACCATGGCAAACCTCCTGCGCTCGCGGGCGGAACAATAGCCACCGACCGGCCGCTCATAACACCGTACCTTGTGCAATCCATAAGATGATCATTGCGTTTGATGATCTCGCCCTTCTCGTCGCGCCGGTACAGGCCCACCTCTTTCTGCCAGTTCACGCAGGTGCGGAACACCTTGAGCTGCGAGGTCGAGAGCCAGTTCCACGTCTCGATGATGCCGGAGACGACAGTGTTGTCTGCCTCCATGACGTTCAGGCCGAGGTCGCGGTAGACGTCGAGCAGGCGCTCGCCGTCGTGGCCGCGCGCCTTCTGCGCGGCCGGGTCGATCACAATCGGTATCCAGTGCCCGCGAGCGCGGATCGCGGCGGCGTGCACGGCGGGGTGCTGCTGCCCGATGTAGTACTCGTCAAAGATCACCGCGCCGCCTTTGTCCATGTTCCACGCGAACCACGCGACCGCGGTGCAGTTCCAGCCTGGGTCCATGGCGGCGCACACCGGCCAATGGCCGGGGATCAGGAACGGGTCCACCAACATGTTGGCGAGCGGGATCGGGTAGATCGCGCCGACGCCGTGGCCGGGGAGCCCAGACTTGCGCGCCTGGAGCTGGTAGGCCGGGGTACCGCGCAGGATCTTCCGCTTCTCGGCGTCCGACAGGTGCGGCACGTCGTCCATGTCGAGGAGGCGAGAGGTGCGGCTAAGGTCTTCGCGAATCTCGTCACTCATCGATTGCAATCTCCTCGCTCCCCACCTCGAAGTCCTGCAGTGGGTTCCCTGGCGAGGGTGCCAGGTCCGGCATGAACATCAGCATCAGCTCCGACACGCCCAGCAGCGGCGTCTCGGTTAAAATCAGTGACCCGTTCTTGTCGCCCTCGCCGCCGGTCGCCATCAAACGCAGCGAGCACTCCGTGTAGATCTCCAACTTCGGCTCCTCGTCCAGGTGGATTCCGTCTTGCCGGGTTCCCTGGAACGATTGGCGTCCTTGGTCGTAGGACTTGAACTGAAGCGTCGAGGTTCCGTCTTGGACCCCGTTGGTGTGGTGGATCACGAAGATCGACTCGAACGCGTCCGCGACGCCGTGCTTGGTGGTCGGGTCCCGCTCGAAGAGGTCAATGGGCACCATCCCGGTGCCCAGGAGCGCCGGCACGCCCGGCTTCCCGCAGAACTTTTCCTGCAGGATGTCGCGCGTGTTCTTCGCGGTGTCGGTGGCGACCCACCAGTCCACGGGACTGTCGAAGCGTCGGCCCTCCCACCACTCAGGGTACAGGCCCGTCAGGTGCAGTGTGTCCTCGTACGCGCCGCAGTGGGTCTTGCCGGTACGGTTGCCCCCGAACAGCCCGCGCTCGTCGTACCTCGCACCGTCCTTGAAGTGCGCCATCTGCTTCGGGTACTTCGCCCGAATGGCTGGCGTGCTAAACCAAGTCGCTATGGTCGAGTGGCTGTCCCAGTAGAACAGGTGCTTCCACTTTTGGATCTGCTGGGTTTGGTTCGACGGGCTGAGTGTTTTCCACTCTTGCACCAGCGTCCCCAGTTGATCCAAGTGCTGTTCTCTGAGTAAGCGATCTGCGAGCTGTTGATAGCAGTTGGGTAAGTTCTGCACAAGCCTTGTCCGGGTTCACGTACGGCGGCGTATCCAAGCCCTGCTTGGTGCGCGAACCGAATCGGTCGGGCGAAATAGCGCCGGCGTGCGCCAACATGGCGCGGTCGGAGCCGGTGGAGGCACTTGCTTCGGCCTTCCACAAGAAAACTTGGTCCACGTCGCGCCGGATGGCCTCGTACTGGGCCTGTCGCTGCGCGTCGCGGCGTAATTCAGTGATCAGATCGTTCGGCGTCGCGCCGACGAGGCTCAGGGCCTTCTCAACGCTGCCGGAATTGACGTACGCGACACCAAAAACGCGAAATTTCTCATCGTCCCACTTAAAATTAGTGTTGATGAGGGGGTCGGTGTACGTTTGCGAGGTCACCGCGGACGAAATCAGGTCCTCGTTCGACCGTTTCGTGTACAGCGGCAGCTTTCCGTCGGCAATTCGCGCGCAATCGATGCAGCGGGCCTTGTTTGACACGTACCGGGCGGCGACGTGGCCCTGCGAGCACTCGTTTTTGCCGTCGTAGAAGTGTGGCCAGCCGTGGGAGACCGCCTCCTCGTACGAAACGGCGCGCGTCGGGACCGCGTTGTACAGGTCCGGCTTGCTGTCCTTCACGCTGGCGCACACGCTCAGCGCAAACGCGGTCTTACCGCTTCGTGGTTTCGTCATGCGCGATGCCAGTCCTCTGCGCCGCTCATAAAGTTGCCGTGGCGGTCATGGCCGGCGCTCTTCTGAAAGAGCAGCGCGGCGCTCGCGATCTTTTCCATGTCATCTTCCGGGTCGATGGAGTAGATCGACTCGTGCCAGATGAAAACCAACGACCCGAGCTGCAGGTGATAGAAGTCCGCGAGCCGGTCGAAGTCCACGATCTCAACGTTGCGGAAGCCGAACTCGATCACATCTCCGGTCTTCACCTGCAGCGGCAGGATGCGGCCGGTCTCCGGTCCGTCCTCGAAGTAGAGCGTCTTCCCGCTCGAACGCGTCGCGCCGAACTTGAACGCTTTCCCGTCGGGGGAGCGGATCTCCTGGCCCTCGCTCATCCCTTGGCGGAACTCTACCTTGCGGCGCTCGCGGCGACCGTAGCCGGGGGCGATCACGACCCCTTTCTGGATGGTGATCCCTGGGGTCGCGAGCACGGGGTGCACGTACGGGATCAGCTTCACGAGGACGCGGTCGCGCAGAACCCTGGTCCGCGCGGCGCACTCAAGCAGCTGGGGCGTGAGGGCGACGCTCATAGCTGACTCCCGCGAATGTACCGCGCCGCCGACACAAGCAAGTCCGAGTTGTCTCTAAAACTTCCGATCCCTAAATTGCAAGGGCCACAGAGCCAACCGCGAAACGCGCCCGTTATATGATCGTGATCTAAATGCAGGGCTTTTTGCGTTGCCTGACCGCAAATTTCACATGCCGTGGGGTACGGGTGAGTCGGTTCCGGGTACCCGCGCCATTTTCGTTTATAGACATTATTCCTAGCCCGCCATTCCGGCGTGCGTTTGGCCGCGTTTATTTTAGCCCTGTTTTTTCTGTAGTAACGAAGCTGTGGGGAAGTCATGCTTCAGACTCCCATACACAATCAACATCTCCGTCCCGCATCATACGAATACTAGCTCCGACGCGACCAAATTCTATATCCATGCCGGCGGTTGGAGCAAACGAAACTTCATCGCCCACCTTACATTGCATCGGCCCGCGCTCGCCTGTATATAGAGCGCGGCCGGGTCCGGCGGCGATAACTATTCCGCGCAAATATTTTTGCCACTCAGGTAATTTAATTCTTCCCTTAGCGGCGTGCTCTTGAATCATCTCCACAACGACCATGTCATTAATGGGGATCTGTGTGAACTCAATCGTCATGTCGAAAGCCTCACTCTTCCGAAAAATTGTGTATGGCTGGCCCGCCTGGACTCGAACCAGGGACCCGCACGTTAACAGCGTGCCGCTCTACCAGCTGAGCTACAGGCCAGAATTAAAGTGTGCCGCTCACGGTCGGGCTACCGACCAGCTCAAAGATGTAGTTCGCGACCTCCGTGAACGGGTTCCCCGTCACCGAGTCGTTGCCGGTCCATACGAACTTCAGCTGGCAGATCTGCGAGCCCTCATACGGGTACGTCATGGTCATGGCTGCGCCGGCGATCTGCAAGACCCATGGCGCGCCGGCGCCTCCCGACGTGAACGCCGGGTAGATGAAGTTGCCGGTATTGGCGCCGGTGGAGACCAGCGTACTGGGGCCGGCCATGACCTGCGCGTTCGTGATGTCGTCCAGCTCGACCTGTATCGAGGAGGGCACCACCGGCGTGCGCGTGCGGTCGAGGAACACGATGGGCAGGTACTGGTCTACGCCCTGCCACGTCGTGTCGTTCGGCGACTGCGAGTAGGGCGCCATCGGGCCGCCCTGCAGCGCGCGATTCCCGATTATCAGGCCCACTTACCGCCCCTTGCTGCGGTATTCGTGCGGGCGCTTGCCGGAGAGGACGTGCTTCGCGCGGTCGTGGATGGCGAGGTGCTCGCCGGTGCTGATGCGTCCACGCACCCAATCATCCGTCGCGTTGCGCATCGCGCCCTTGGCGCTCTCCTTCATCAGCGTGTGCTGCGTCGGCGCCCTGTAGGACGCCAGCTCGCCGTGCTGCTGCCCGTGCGCGGTCGCGGACTTCTCTCCGCGCGTGACGCTGTGGCCGCCGCGCTTGTTCAGCTTGCTGGTCTTCGGCTTGGCGGCCCGTTTCTTGTCCTGGCCCTTGGGCTCGTGGCTGACGCCCATGATGGCGCCGAGCATTGGTGCGATTGCTGTCACGTTACGCTCCTGAGCCGCCGATGCCGCCCGTGATCTCAAATCCGGTGGTCGCGGCAACCCACGCCACGCTGGAGATGAAGAACGAGTTGGCGGGCAGCTCGACGGTGACTGTTACGTTGCCGGCGATGCCCATCGTGTTCATAGACGAGGCGGTGAGCGTCGGCGCTACGGCGCCTGCGGCTAAGACGGCCGTAGCGCTCTGTCCCCATGCGATGTACGCCACGGAGGCGTTCGATGGGGCGATGTTGCGGATGCGGAACGTCGTCACGCCTCGCTGAGCCGCGCCGGGGATGTTCTGGGCCGCCGCGTTACCGACCGCGTAGGATTCGGTGATCGGGTGCCATGTGACGTCGAGACTCATCGGTAGTTCCCTCGTTGGCCGCGGCACCACTCGTTGATGATGTCGCCCTGGTCAATGTGCTTGGTCTCTTTGCGCTCCTTCTGCTTGTGAGGAGCCTGCTTGTCGTGCATGTGGTGCCGGGTGCTTTTCTGCAGCGGGCCGGCGCTGTGCATGGCCCGTGCCGTCTTGCGCGTCAGCGAGTCGCCGCCGCTGTCCGTGTCGTTCTTGCCCTTGCTGTCAGGGACGTGCTTGTAGCTGCGGCCCTCAGAGTTTTTCTTCTTGTACTCTGGGCCGTGCTTCGTTGTGTTCCCACGTTTGCCGCGGGCTGATGCGTCGCCGATCATCGGTATTCCTTACGCTCTGCGCGGGTCCACTTCCCCACCTTCGAGTGATCGAGGGCAGAGGCGGACTTGTGCGTGGTTGGTTTCATGCTGTCTTCAATGGAGTGCCCAATCGCGACCGCTCGACGGACGGAGTGTCCGCCGTCGAGCGCGCGCTTGGATGCACCCATACGAAGGGCTTTAGCGTTCTTTTGACGGAATGCCATGCCCATCGCCGGTTACCGCTCTGTAAGAGCCTTGTCCCCGTCTTTGTCGCCACGATTGTGCACGGCATCCTGATAGATGGCGCGCGCAGCGCGGTTCAGTTCTGACTCTCCGCCGCTATCGTTGACGTCCGAGTGCGGGAGGAGGGTCTTCTCGGCTACGCCCTTGCGCGCGCCGCCGTGTGTTCCCTCAACGCCGGCACGCCGACCCTTCAGGAATTTCTCGCCACTCTCGTTGGCGCGTTCGTTCATACCTTTGCTCATGTGATGTTCCTCTGTTGGGTCGCGGCTTACTGCACGCGGGTGAATGTCAGAGTCGTCGGACTGGTGACAGTCACAACGTATCGTGCGGTGTTTACCGCAACTACCGCCGTCTGTGTAAGTCCAGCCAGCGCGGCCATCGTTACCCCGGTGCCGCCTGCGAAGATGGCGCTCGTGGTCACGTTGCCGAGGTTGAAGTCCACTACCCACGACATATTGAACAGGTTCGGGATGGCGAACGGAGGGCTGCCAGCCAAAGAAGAAGCGAACCCGCCAACGTTGGCTTTGTAGGCCGTTTGGATAGCGGAACTGAGAACCGCGATGATGTTGACGGCCGTGTCGGTCGTGAACGTCTGCGTTGTGCCGCCGAGTGACAGCGCACAATCAAGCGCGCCGGCCAACAGGGCAGCGGGCACGACACCGGTCGCCGTTGGGCCAGCGCCCGACTGCGCGGCGGGCAGGATGTGAATCGCGTTATAGAACTCGTCTCGGAAGACGCCAAGTGTACCCATTGTAGTTTCCTCTTTATGGGCTGGAGCCCCGCCCCGCCTAGTGGCGCGAACGGATTATCGCTGTTCACTATTCATGAACCGCGTAAACTTAAATTCTGATCCAGCAGATCGTGTCGAAGCTGGTGCACACTTCGCGCTCCGGCGGGTAAGTGTGCGTGACGTACTCGTCGTCCGGCGTCTTGACGCTGATCTTGGTGGTCGGCAGCGCTATGTGCAGCTCGATCACGCGGTGGCTGTGCTCGTAGTAGCCGTAGATCGCGCTCGTCACCGCCGCCGCCAGGAGCGCGAGCGTGACGAAGCCGTTCACCTTGAAGGCGCCGCCGCGCTGTTTGTTCCAGTTGTCCATTGGTCTCACCCTTGGTTGCTGCCGCCGAACCCTATCAAACTATCTTGCACGCCCATGCCCAGCGCCCCGTCCGAGGCCTGCTCATCCACTGACCCAGGCCCCGGCGCGATGGTCAACGGAACAGGGCGGTAGTTGCTTGCGCGCTCGCCATTGGAGAGCGTCGCGGCGAGGGGCTTGCTTACGCCGACGGGCGTGATGCCGCCGCCGTTCGCCCCCCACTTATCTCCACCGACGCCGGCCGGGGCCGTGACGTTCTGCGGCGGGGTGACCACGGGCGGAAACACGTCCGCGAAACCGGAGATCGTGATAACCGCGCTGGCCTTCAGCGTCGGAATGTCCTGCCGGGTGGCGGTGATCGTGACGGTCGTCAGAGTAGACGCCTTCGACCGCGGGGCAACATAGTACCCATCCACCACCTGACCGAGTTTGTTGGTGCCGTTTACAACATCGCCGAGCGTGTTGTTGCCGTCTACGATCCCGTTCACGGACCATATGACCGACTCGCCCACCGGCAGCGTGGTCGAAGCCACAAAGAGTTGCGTTCCGCCGAGCGGCACGGTTGCGGTGGTCGGGCTGATGGCGATAGTGGGAGAGTCCGTAAACGGCGCCGTGACGACGCCGCCGCCGCCGTTGTTCGTGCCCACCCCGATGAACACGCCGTGAAACGAGTCGTACACGAGGCCGTATAGGTACGAGCCTCCGCCAGCGGCGAGGGGCGACGAATCCCGAGCCCAGCCGCTGGAGCCGCCTTGGATCGCGGCGGTAGAAATCTGTGACCCGTTGCCGTTGCTGTTGTTGAATCCCGACAGCACCCACTCCTGACCAAGAGGTGACGACGCTACGTCGTTGGTTGCGCTGCAGCCGGTGGTCACCGCACTCAAGTTGACGGCCGTCAAGGAGCCAAGCGAGGTTCCCCGCTTGATGTACGGGCCATTCTGGTACCCGAACACGTACTCGCCCAAATTGGCGTTGTAGGTGACGGCAACGATGTCGCCGCCGGGATTATCGAAAATCGTACCGTCAAGAGTTTGCGTCCACGTGCTGCCGTTGGTCGATTTGTTCAGGTTCACGTTGTTCGATGAGTCGCGCGCCGCAAACAGAAACCACGTCCCATCCCAGATGAGCTTCCTCGGAAAGGCGCCAGCCATAAAGGTAGTGCCCGGTACGCTGGTGCCCACGCTCCAATTGACGCCGTTGTCGGTGGAGGTCGCGAACAAGACGGTGTTAGACCCGCCGTTCGCTATCGCCATCCACATGCCCAAAGAAGGGCTGTACGCAAAATTCGGCGGAGACGCCCCCGGAAAAGTAGGCGACGTTGTGGCCTGATTGAAGGTCGTGCCGCCGTCCGTGGACCGGTATATGGTGCTGTTGTTCGATAATAGAAATATACCGTTCCCGAAGGCACACCCGGAGTTGTTTGCCCCGCCCACGTTGGCGATACTACTAAAAGATACACCCCCGTTGGTGCTCCGATAGGCGGTATTGCTGGCGCCAACCATGAGCACGTTGCCGTTCGTGTCCGCGGCCGGAAGCACAAACGTATTGGCCGCGGGCGGCGTCTGCAGGGTCCAGGTCAGGGCCATTAGCTGGCTCGACTACTCCAACTCAATCGATGCGCACCCGAGCTTGAAGCCTTCCGCGCCGGCGGCGGCCACAAACTTCGCGGCCGACTTGCGACAGTCCTCGACCGTCAGGTATGGCTTGTTCCCTAGGACGTACTCGCCGTCCGGGGTACGAGCGACACCGAAGACCGCGGCAGGCTTCGCGGCCGGGGCGCAGGACGCACTCGCAACGAGCGCGATCAGGAACAGGGCGAGCATCTTCATTTCAGTTTCCTGTGTAGACCGGGGGAACCGGGACAGTGACGCCGCTCGCAACGCGGGCGAGCACCGGCTGGGTAATGTTCGCGCCGGGTGACGGTACCTGTGGGCTCGCGCCGCCGTTCTGCGGGATGAAGCCGCCCTGGCCGTAGGTAGAGTCGGCCATGATCACCTGACCGCGCGACATCTGCGCCATCAGCGAGTCAGTTCCCGGCTGCGCCAGGACCACCGTGTTCGGGTGCAGCTGCGCCGGGATCTGGCCGCTGGAGATCTGCGTGTGCGTCAGCTGCTGCACCGGGTTCTGTGGCACCGGCGGGTAGACGCCGCACGGCTGGTACTGCGACGCCTGCGGGTTGCCCTGCATGGTCGTACCGACCGGGGCCGCGCCGGGCGCGCCGCTCTGCGGGGCCTCGGTGCCAATGTTCGGGTTCGGATAGAGGTTGGTCATGGGTTAGCCCGCGTAGTGAGGGGTCGCGGCGCCGCCCTCGAAGACGATGCTCTGTGGAGTGGCCTGCGCGCCGAGCGCGACGTCGCCGACCGCGCCCTGGGCGCTGTTCATGTTGTTTCCGCCCGCGCCCTGCGCGGCGCCGTTGCCGCCGCCCGAGCCGGACCCGAACGGGACGCCGTTCCCGGCGTTCGGCTGGTTCCCGCCGTCGGTGCCCGTCGAGAGAGCGACCGCGATGGTGAGGTTGTTGCCCACGCCCTCGTTCGTGATGTAGGCGTTCGCGGCCAGCGCCGGGGCGCCGTTCGCGCCGCTGTTCGACAGCGCGCCGAGCAGGCACCCGCCGCCCTGGAGGTTACCCGCAGGCGGAAGCATACCGACCTGCTGCGGCAGCGCGACGTTGTTGGTGATCGGCTGGCCGGGCGTGTTCACGTAGAGGCCGGGCGATGCCTGGACCTGGTTGGCGATGGTCATTTTAAAACACTCTGTTCAGATAATCTGTCGCACATTTCAAACCGGCGGCCCCGTCACCGAGCATACCGATACCTGTGTTGCATTGATGGCAGAGCCAACCACGAAACTGTCCAGTGACGTGATCGTGATCCAAATACAATGCTTTCTTCGCTGAACGTAACCGCCCGCAGCACTCGCAATGAGTTGGTTCGGGGCGTGTTGGTTCCGGCTGCCGTAACGCTCTACGTCTACTCGCGCTCTCTTTTTCTGGATTCGCGCGGCGCCAATTCTTACGCCTTTGGTTCTTTGCGCGAACTTTTTCTGGGTTCGCGAGAATCCACTTCTGATCCGCCGCGCGTTTGGATGCTTTCGCCGCGTCGGATGTATGGTCTTTGTACGGCATCAGCCGTGTTTACGCGTTTTCAGAAGCGGAGTCGCGGCCGGCTGTCCCATGCTCTCGGTAGTATGTCTAAAACTACCAAGGAGGTGTGACTTCCGCTTAGTAGTCCCATCGAGTGGTTGCGCGCCGATGCCGGCGCGCTTCTTCGGCGCGAGCGCGCCCTTGCGGACGCGTGAGTTGCCGATGGGCTCGGCGGTTACGCCGAAGTCGCTCATCCGCTGAAGCTACCGGCGGGGGTCATGTTCGAGGTAAGGACCGCGGCGCTGACCGGGCCCAGCGGCTGGGCCTCAGTGTTGACCGGGGTCGGTCCGTTCTGCTGCATCGCGACCGCGGACTCGTTGCCGGCGAAGACCTGGTCGTTGACGCCGCCCGCCGGAGGCGGCGCGGTGCCGCGCATGGAGGTGACGCCGTTACCGTTCGACAGCAGCTCCGCGACGGAGCAATTGTCAAGCGGGCCGACGTTGATGCCGTTGACGGTCGTGATGTACGCGTTCGCCGGCAGCGAACCGTTCGCTACGGAGGCAATCGTGGGGGTCTGCGGTCCGCTGTTCGCGGACGAGTTCGGGGACGGGATCGTCACGGCGCCCGCGCCCTGGACGCCGTTCTGCGCCCCAAAAAATGGAGAAATTGGTTGGCCTACTACAAGGCCATCAGTCGATTTGAAAACAGTAATGGGAGTTCTCCGTCAGGTGCGGGCCAACCGCGTAGTAGCTTCGACCGGCGTTTCGCTTCTGCGATGGCCCGCTGGTCTTGCTTGGTCTTTTCTCGATGATCCCTGTAAGTCAACGCCTGCAGATTTTTTACGCAGTGATGACCGCCAAGTACCAACGGGACGATGTGATCAACTTCCCCACCACGACGTGCGGCATACACCGCTTCAATCTGAGCGCCGCTACAACAGCTGCAGCGTTGCGCGTATTTTGCTGCGCGGCGTCTCGCCGTCTTAGCGACACGTTTTTCTGGGTGCGCGCGCCACCACGCCGCGTCGTATTCGGGGTGTTTGACTCGCCACTCGATGTTTTTCTCGCGCACTCGTTCAGGGTGCGCCGCGCGCCACGCCCGCGCTTGAGTGCGCTCTCTGTCTCGAAACTTGGCGTGTCCTGCCCGTGATTTTTCGCGCGCCCTTTCCGGATGCGCCAAACGCCACTTCAGGTTGGCGGCTCGATGAGCTGCCGCTTTCTCTTCCGGCGTGCGCTTGGGGCCGTAACGATTTGCCATAACCTACTCCTCACCAGTCAGGATCAATGGCACTATATCAGAACGGGGACTTTAATGGAACCATCGGCTGCGCGGGCGGGGGCTGCGGCCCCGGATCATTGTTCGGCTTCAGCCTGCCGCCAGTTCCGGCACGAGCTGGGGTCCACGGCGGCACTCTGGTCGGGTTCATTTACTGCCCGCCGTACTGTGCAGGCGAGGCGAGCACGACCGCGGCCGCGTTCGCCATCTGCTTCGGGTCCGCGAGCTGCGCGCCGCCGAAGTTGGTGGTGCTGTTGCCCGAGGCGTTGGACGTCGCAGCGCCGAGGCCGCCGGCGCCGGAGATCTGTGCCGCGGCGACGCCGCCGTTGCCGGCGCCAATCCCTGGGCCTGACACGACGCCGATCCCGTTGGTCCCGTTCTGGGGCACGCCCTGTGAGATGGCCTGCATCAGGGTCGGGTTACCGTTCGCGTTGCCGACGCCGCCGAGGCCCGCTACCGCGTACACCTGGTTCAGCGAGATCTCGCCGCGACTCACGGCCGCCATCAGCGACTCGAAGCTCGAATTGAAGAATGTGACCGAGCCGGCGGGCGCGGGGTTGCCGGCCTGACCGACGGGGGCGGAGCCCGCGGCGGGGCCGGTGTTCAGCCAGATCGGGGCGCCGCCGGGGTTGGTGGGGCCGGAGGCGGGCTGCGCGCCGGGGGCGGCGCCGAGGTTACCGATTGCCATCGTGAGGTTCCTGTAGTAGCGCGAGCGTTGAGTTCGCGCGGTTGATGTCGCCGCCGACGCTGCCCTCACAGTGCGCCGGTAAGAAGTAGTCGAGCGAGGCGCCCACTACCTTGAGAAAAAATCGTTGCCACGCGTGCAGTTGCAGCGCGGCGTCCCGCCCCGAGCGCACGAGCCCGCACGCCGCCGAGATGCACAGGTCGTTGCGGTTCAATAAGATAGCCGCGCCCAAGTCGTCGAGCCCGAGCATGACCGTCTTGAAGTAGGTCTGACTCATACCGCCCCGAGCAGCAGGCGTGCGGCGTTCAGGTAGCGGCGGTTGCGCAGCGCGAGCCACACGTAGAGCCACCGCCGGGGGCGGACCGGCGCGGCGGCGTACATCAGGCGGTTCATTGGGCGGGCAGCTTCTTGCCCTTGCCGTGGACGCCCTTTATCGTGCCCTTGTTGGCGGAGGCGTAGAACACCTTCTTCGCCTTCTTCGCGCCGTACTCTTTTTGCATGTGGCTCATGATCTTAGAGCCCTTCTTGGTCATAGGCATAGTGGGCTTTCTCTAATTAAGGCGGGGCGGCGGGTCGGGCGGCAGCTCGTCGTCGGACTTCGAGACCTTCACCAATAGCTTCGCCACCGCGCACAGCGCGTTGACCAGGTCCGAGGCCGGGTGCCCGATGGTTTGGGTGACGGTCACGTGCACCGAGCGCTCGTAGTCGAGGTTGATGCAGTCGAAGCCGGCGGAGTAGTCGTGCTCGCGCACGTCGAGCCCGGTGGGCTCGATCTTCCAGCGGGCCATCAGCGTTTCCTCCAGCGCTCGACCGCGCGCTGCACCTGGGCTTGGGCGCCCAAGGACTCGTCACAAAACCACAGGATCTGGCCGTCGATGCGGATCGGCAGGGGCGCCATCTTCCTGGACAGCAGCCGGCCAAGCTCCCCGTGGGAGCACCCGAACAATTGGGTCAGGTTCTCGCGCGAGTACATCAGGCACTCACCGCCGAGCGGCAGCGGTACCCGGCGTGGGTTCGGGGCACGAGGCCCCGAGGGCGGGTCCTTAGGGGCCGCGGGCGTTTCTCGGAGGTCGCGGGCGATTTCCGGGGGAACAGGGATCGGGTAGCCGGTCACGGGTGGAAGCCTTATGTAAGATGTTCTCACCGTACTTTGGGCATCTGCGAGGGGGTTCGGGCAGAGGGGGTGAAAATATTGTGGCGTCATCACCATTCCTGGGGAGGGGAGGGGGTCGTAATAACGGTTTTCCCCGCGGCGGCGCCGACCGTGAGGGGCCCGGCTCGCGCCTATCGCGCAGGGGGTTTTGAGCATTATGTCGTATGTCGGAGCCCGGGGATACACCCCAAGGAGCCGGCCCTAGGAGCGGGTATTCGTGAGCGATATCAAAGACTTGGGCGTGACAGACGGGGGCGCGTCTGTCAGAGGCTATGTCGCAAACAGATAAGCGTGTCGCATTTAGACAAGTCGCGTCCTTGGGCTGCGATCAGGCACGGCGAGAGGCGGCACGACCCCCGAGAAGTGGTGCGCGAGATGCAGCGCCCGAGGACCTGCCCCAAGGCGTCGAGGCCCGTCCTGGTCGTCGTAGACGTAGTGGCGGTGATGGTGGGGCCGACGGCCGGTGAGGTATACCCCTACTATTAGTAAGTATATAATACCCCCAGGGGTCACACTTAAGGGACGCGCTCACCATCACCGTCATTGAGAATGATTCTCATTTAGCCGTCGTGGCCGGTAGGCGGCCGGTACGGGCCGCTTGACATCGGTCGCGCGCTGTGATCACCCTAACCATGAGGGCGACCACTCTCTGTCACCGAGGTGAGCCATGAACTGCATCGTTACCGTTGAGCGCGCGCCGCCCGAACCCATCCCCGACCCGATTGCCTACGTTACGCTGCGCATGACGCAAGAGCAGGCGCAGGCCGTACGCGGGCTGCTGGATGAGGCCCAGTACATCCCCAACTTCCTAGGGCTGTTCGCGCCGCTGTTCCGTGCGATGCACGAGGTGCCGGAGCTGCGCGAGCGCACGCGCTCGCTCGACTTCTTCCGCGACGCATTCAAGAGGATGTGAGCCATGTTCGGATCAACGCTAGCGCTGGCCGGACTCATACGCGACTTCAGGCTCAACAAGCAGGTGAGCTGCGGCGGCCCA